CTATCAACGATGTTTCTGCACAAATTCACCGCAAGACTCTTCGCGGCGGCGCTAACTTCATCGTCTGTGGACCTGAAGTTGCTAACGTCCTTGAGTTCACCGCTGGATTCCGTGCTTCTGTCACTCACGATGACGAAACCGGCAGCGTTGGTGCTGTAAACGTTGGTTCGTTGAGCAAGAAGTTTGATGTCATTGTTGACCCATACTTCCTCCGCAACGTAGTCCTCGTTGGTCGTCGCGGCTCCTCTTTCCTTGAAAGCGGATACGTGTATGCACCGTACGTGCCACTGCAAACTACTCCCACAATCTTCGGACCAGAAGACTTCGTGCCACGCAAGGGTGTTATGACCCGCTACGCGAAGAAGATGGTTCGTCCAGATATGTACGGATTGGTCGTTGTGCGCGGTCTCGTGGGTGAAAGCGGCTCCTAATAGCTGATTAACTCACATTTAAAAACCCCCCTTGAATACTCAAGGGGGGTTTTTGTTTTTGTTAAGCTATTTAGTGATGAACAATGTTCACCATTATGTATTGACATGATTATAAACGGAGGGTTAAACAATGGGAAGCAAAAGAGTGGGTTTGGCAAGAACTCAAAAATTAATTGAAAATTTGAAAAGAGAATTAAATATGACCAACACACAATTTAATGGTTTACACAGAGGTGTAAAAACTATTACTTGTGATGCAGGTAGCGATACGCTTACAGCGGCAGATTCTGGTAAAATAATTTTTGTTGACGGGGCTGTCGAAGGGAATCATACAATTCACTTACCAGAACCAACAACTGCTGGTTTAGAGTTTACTGTTATTTTGTCTGCAAACAGTCATGCTAACACTGAAATTTTGTTGGATTCTCAAATTTCTGCTGGCATTAAAGGTATGCTTACAAAATTAGCAGCATCTGCAATTGCTAACGTTATTAACCATTCAAACCAAAAACTTGGTTTTGGTGATGCATCTAAAATTGGTAGTACAATTCATCTTGTTTCAGATGGTAATTTTTACCATATTGTTGAAGCAGTTTCTGATGTTGTTCACATCAACGCATTCACTGCATAATAAAATGTATATTCCCTCTTCACTTTTGTGTTGAGGGAATTTTATTAAAAATGTCGATCTGTCAAAATTATTCGCCGCCAATTTTTTGAGATTTTGATTTTTCGAAACTATTTACTAAGCACGTATGCATATCTTTAATTAAGGAGAGATATTATGAACCCACGTAGAAGACTGATGCTCAAGAACAGAGCACGCGCCTTACAGCAAGTTGAGAGCGCACCAGCAACCCAATCGGCACCCAAAGCTGAAGCTAAGGTAGCCCCCAAGCCAGCGGCCGCACCAGAGCCACCGGCAGCCAAAGAAGAAGTCAAGGTTGCTCCTGCCCCTAAGAAAGTTGAAAAGAAGGCACCAAAAGCCAAGGCTCCAGCTAAAGTGAATAGCAAAGAATAAAATACTCTTCAGTTATACTTATATAAGGAGGGTATAGTGTGCCTACAAATTTAAATCCAATATCGACAACTAGTACAATCGTGCTCACCTCAACAGGTAGCACTGATTTGGTTACCGGCTCATTACCGTTTGGAGTATATAATGATTCCACGCAGTTTATTAGTGGAGCCTCAGCACAAGTAGCTTACGTATATAAGAAACTCGGTGGCGACGTTGTTGACATTGAGTTAACACCAGCAAATGTTTATGCTGCGTACGAAGAGGCGGTGCTGGAATATTCGTATATAATTAATATGCACCAAGGGAAAAATGTTCTCTCAACAGTTCTTGGGGAAACAACAGGGACATTTGATCACAAAGGCAACTTACAAACAGGGCCAACTGGATCAAATTTAAAATACCCTAGATTTTCAATTGGCTACTCCCGTCGTGTTGGGGATGGAATGGCGACTGCCGCAGGATTCGGTGGTACTGTACCACAATACTCCGCCTCCTTCAATGTGGTCAAGAATAAGCAAGATTATAATATTCAAGAGATTATACAATCAGCTTCAGATTCAGGTGTTGATGAAGGTGGTGATGCTGTGACTTATGCTGGCAAGGTTGGTACCAAGAGGGTTATCATCGATAAAGTTTTTTATAAGTCTCCACGGGCAATGTGGCGCTTCTACGGCTATTACGGCGGTATTGGTGTTGTTGGTAACTCCTCAACCTATGGACAGTTCGCTGATGATTCCACATTTGAGGTAATCCCTACGTGGCAAAATAAAATGCAAGCCATAATGTATGAGGATTCAATCACCACTCGTACGTCTAACTACTCCTATGAATTAATAGATGGGAAGATAAGATTGTTCCCGACACCAAGTTATTGGGGCTTCAGCTCAGAAGATAAAATGTGGGTCAAGTTTCACGTTGATCTTGAAGCATTTGCTACTGGTTCCTATGATTCGGGAGTCCAGGGTGTCAACAATGTTAATACTCTCCCGTTCGACAATTTACCTTACAATAATATAAATTCAATGGGTAAACAGTGGATTAGAAAGTATTGTTTGGCTCTTTGTAAAGAAATGCTTGGTCAAATTAGAGGCAAGTTTACTACACTGCCAATTCCCGGTGAATCGGTTACACTAAATCACTCCGAACTATTAAGTCAGGCACAAACTGAACAGCAAAATCTTAAAGATAAACTAAAAGAGATGTTGAAAGAGATGGAATACACTGCTTTGGCTAAGGGTGATCAAGAAATTACGGACGCCGCGGCAAATGTTATAAAAGCATCTCCGCTGCCAATATTTGTGGGATAACGCTGAATGGCTGACGATTGGAAAAGACCTGCCGCTCCACCACCACCTCTTTTTCTAGGTAAAAAAGAAAGAGATCTGGTAAAACAAGTTAATGATGAGTTAATTGAAAAAGTTATAGGACAACAGATCTTGTATTATTCAATTGATCTTGAGACTACCGACTTTCATGACTTATATGGTGAAGCGATTGAGAAGACTTTCCTACCGCCGATAAGAATATATGCACTTGTAGAATTTGCTGAGTTCTCTACAACGTATTCAGAGGGCATTGGGATCGACAAGGATTCCTCAATTGTTATACATTTTCACAAGAGAAGATTAACAGAAGATCAGAACGTGTTTGCTCGCGAAGGTGATTTTGTTTTATATGGTGATATTTATTACGAGATAGTTAAACTTTCTGAGCCTAAAAAGCTTTTTGGCCAAGTTGGTGAAAGTTTTGAAATCTCTGCTACCTGCAAGAAAGCAAGAAAGGGACTTTTTGATGCTACCTGATGATTTCGACTTCGCTATGTTACCAGAGGATGTGGGTACGGGTAACTTTTCTCTTAAAGAGATTGGTATGCTTTCTTCAACTATTGAAGATATTGATAAAGCAATGGTCGATTATGTCGAGAATAGTCTAGACATCTCCACTACCACCAATCAAGGAACAAAGACAGTCCCAGTATTGTGGCAAACGCCGGAGAGAGCATACCAGATTAAAAATGATCTTGACCTCCGTGATAGCTCAGGAGCACTAACCTTTCCTTTAATAACTGTTGAAAGAACAAATATCATTAAGGATCCAGCCAAGAAAGGCTCCTTCCAGGCACATCTTTTTTCAAACAACAAGGATGGTCGCGCTGGCCGGATGACCATAGCACGCCGTATAGTTCCTGATAAGACACGTAATTTTGCGGTTGCTTCTGGGACGAGAAACAACACCGGTGTGACTGACCAGAAGTGGTATCCGAGAGTTAACAAGAAAATTGTAGTTCAAACTGTGTCAATACCAATCCCGGTATATGTGTCAGTAGACTATAAAATTTTGTTGAAAACAGAATATCAACAACAAATGAATGATATGTTGGCTCCCTTTATTGCCAGAACTGGTCAGATCAATGCGTTCACTATGAAAAGACGGGGACACCGCTATGAGGCCTTCATTCAGCAAGGGTTTTCCCATAATAACAATGTATCAAATTTAGCCGAAGATGCGAGAAATTTCACCACAGAGGTGACAATAAATGTCCTTGGTTATTTAATAGGCGAAGGAAACAGTGACGACAGACCTATTGTTGAGATCAAAGAGAGTGCAGTTGAATTTAGGTACCCAACCGAATCCGTGCACCCTGTGGACGGTATTAGTTTTTTTGAAGATTAGTTCAGGAGATGAAAATGCGTTTTTATTCTACTCCAGCAATCCTTTTGAAAACCAAAATACTATTTAATATATGATTGGCCACACAATTGAATCTATTTTTTAGAAGAGGAACTAACACATGTCAGTAAAGAGCTTTAAATTTGTATCTCCTGGAGTGTTTATCAATGAGATTGATAATTCATTTATCCCCAGGTCCGCCGAGGCTATCGGCCCTGTTATCATCGGCCGCGCCGCATACGGCCCCGCGATGGAACCACAAAAAGTACAATCGTTTTCTGAATTCATTAACTTATACGGAGACACTGTCCCCGGAAACGGTGGTGGAGATATCTACCGCAATGGTAACCTTCAGTCCCCAATGTATGGAACATACGCTGCGAAAGCTTTCCTCAACTCT